TCATGGTTCATATTCACCTTATTAGGTGGAATAACCATAGGTAGCTTATATATTTTACTCTTATACTCATTGACCATATCTTCAGTCATAGACCATTTAGAATGAATCTCTAAGAACTCACCTTTATAGATATAATCAACCATGTCCACTTCCATCATTTGAATGATGATTTCAGCAATTTTAGTTGCTGCTGTTGTAGACGGTAGCCAAGATTTCTTTACCATCATTTCTACAAGATTGTGGATATACATCTTTCGATGAACTAATAAAGCAGCACAAATAGTTTTAGCTACCTTTCTGTCTTTTGGTTCAGGGAAGTGTTCCCAATATGGTTCAAGAGTATCTTTCAATAACTCTTTTAAGAATTGCTGAGCCTGAGTCTTGTTATAAGTAGACTCAATATAAAGTTGTTTTTCATAAGGGTTCATAATTTATCCTTTAGTTTGTACAATTAATAAAAACAAAAGAGGCTTACGCCTCTTTGATTATGCTTTACTTATCATTCTGCTGCTTTCAAAAGCAGATGGAGTATAAACAATC